ATTATGATCTAAAATTTCTGTTCTTAAATCAGCAAGAATACTATCAGCTGATACTGTAGTTTCATTATCAAAAGGTGTTGGTTTAGGACGTGCTAAACATAAGTTTGCAGGGATATTGGTTACACTTGCTTCATCAACACTTACTGTGTAACTAGTATTATTTTGAGCATTAGTCATCGTGACAGTTTTTGTGTCATTCTTATGCCAACCTAATCCACCGTAAAGCATATCTATTTTTACCGTATATCTACAAACATACGTAGGTTCACTTCCTCCCGTAGTAGTAGGTTGACCAGTAGTTGTTATACGAAAATAAAGATGTTTTTTATTACTGCCGTCAGCAACTTCAAAAAGTTGAGTTCCAACACTATCACACGTTCCTTGTGTTCTTAAATTACTACCTGTCGTACCTGTTGAATAACTAATACCTAATCTTGTTGCAGCTCTAACCTCTACTAAATCATTAGTAGCAGTACTGTTATAAATATCTACTCCGTACTGACTAGCATATTTAACTTGCTTAAGTTCAATAAATGCTTCAAATGGTTTTGTAGGTGCTACGTCATTTGCACCAGTAAGCATTGCAGTTGGCTTAGTTCTGTTGTTTATAAAGGTAAAGTCATTAAGAGTAAGGGTTTGTATATCATCATCATTTGTATGTTGTAGATAAGAAGTGATTGCAGTTGTGTCACCAACAACATCCATTTCAAATCCATCACTACATCTCCACATTCTTACCTTGCCATCATCAGCATGACCATTGCGTCTGATTACTTGTCCTATATATTGTTCATTCTCATCTCTGTAATAGCTAAACCATTTACCAGTAGTGTATGAGTTTTTAGTTCCATGACTTAATGATGAAACTAATTGACTTCCCGGACGCTTTTGTAATCCATGAGTTACATCAGGAAATACATTCTTTGCTGTAACAACTTGACCGGGAATTTTTAATTCGTCAGGCTGTTGAGAAATACCACCATTTACCGAATTTATTTTTTGTGTGATACTTGTCATTAGCGTTGTAGTGCTTTGTAAGGTTGATATGCTCTATAAGATTGGTTATGTCCAAGTCCAAAGTAAGAGTGATCTCCCTGATTACATTCATATTCCATACAACCAGCTCTGTTCATAGCTTCTTGTTGTTGTAATAGTTGTGCAAGTTGTGGGTTATTAACTAGCTGTGTAGCTGCTCTTACTGATGCTCTAGATATAATGTATCTTCTAAATACTTGTGGGAGTTCTAAGAAAGGATATAAATATATGATGTCTAGATATACGTCATCATCAAATTCAAAACCTTTATCTTGTCCTTCATCTGCTTCTTTAACTTTGTCAAATAAATAAGCAACATTATTTTTATATTTAATAATAGTATCTTGTGTTCTATATACTTGACCTTCAGATACATCGTATCTTAATACATTATTTCCTACAGGTACGTACTTAAGTGGTGCACCAGTATTAGGACTTTTCTTTATATTAGTTTCTGTATTAAATACCCAGCCTTCATTCTGTACATCTTTGTTTACTTCAGTCAGAATGTTATAGATGAATTTTACTTCTGGGTTTGTAAAGTTTAGGGAATTACCTGTTTGTTCACTTTGACCGATAGCTCCCAGTATTGAGTTCACTGCGGATAGTTCTGTATCGGTGTCAATTGTTGTGGGAGTTGTCATAAAAAAAAAGGGAGCCGAAGCTCCCGTATAAATGTATAAATTATGAGATAGCACTATTACCAGTTGTTGCTCCCGCGAATAATTCAACGCAAGCAGCTGGGTTTAGATAATCTGTTCCCATAGCTAGTCTTCCAAGGATTACATCACCTTGGTAGATTACGGATATGTCTCCGTTTGTTACTTGAACCTGTGGTCCAATTGCTTCTACAACAGCAGCAGCTTCCTTCTGGAATATTAATCCACAAGACTTACTAAAGTCAGATGCAACACCGTACTGTCCATCAGTCTGATTACCATCGTCAGTAGATTCAATTCCTTCACCAACGTAGTTACCAATGTTTCCGGGGTTAGCTACGCCGGGGTTAGTAGCTGAACCAGAACCATACTTAGTACCATAATTACTAAAGAATGGTATGTTCATAGACTTATAGATCTTAATACCAGCTATTTCAATAACGCCTTGTCCACTTTGTAGTGCATTACCTTGAACGTCACGGTTTACTAAACCTGTTGAAACAACAGCAGATCCATTACCAGAAGCAGTAGCATTTATAAGTGCATAGTACTGACGAGGGTTAAGCACAGCAACTCTACCTTGAGAGCCTACGCCTTTTTCGTCTAGTGCAGCAGCAGCATCATAAAATGCATTAACTAAATGTCCGGGATCGTATGCATCAGATGCAGCAGTTCCTGTAGAACCAACACGAATCTGTGTACCACCGGGTTCTGCTTTACCTGAAGCAGATACTGGACTTGCCTTTCTAGCACCTTTAGCAATCGCACGGAAAATTCTGCGATCATAATGTTCTGCTAAAGCATATCCAATCTTCTTAGAAATCTCTCCTCTTAATTCGTAGTGAGCAAGAGTCTCATCTAGGTCATATACAAATGCAGAGCTGATTAGTAGATCATCCATGTTGATGGTCTTCTCAGCTATTGGAGGTGCCTTGTCACTATTACCAAGAATTGGTGTTCCGGGTGTGTGATAGTCGGCACTCATGCGACCTGTATAAATGAACTGCAATGATTTGCCGTTCTTTAATGTACGCTTCATGACTAAATCACGAGCGATTGTATTATATTGGAAGCCTTTAAACATCTCTCCACTGAACAATTTCAGATAAAGAGCGTACTTATCATTGGCTCCATCGTAGCCAGCACCAGTAGATAAATTAATCCTACCTAAACTGACCTGATTAGCATTAGCCATTTTATTTGTTAAAAATCAAAGGTATATTTACTTGTCTCATCGCGCGAAAAGTTGTGAGTCTTAATTGGACTCATTGATATTTGTGGTCTATCCCACCGTCATGACGGCTAATTGGTATCCGCGTACGGGCAAAAAGCCAAATTGAGTAGGGAGGATTCGCACCTCCCCAAAGATCTACTTGATTACTCTTTTGTAAGCAACGCCACGATATACGAAAGTAACTTCTTTCATGGTTATATCCATATACCACAACCCCGTTCCATGCTGTGGTGTCATGCGTCCCCGAAGGGATGAACGGACGTAGCGTTAGTAAGAGGGATCTCCCTCTGGTTCCTTATATGTAGGAACTTCTTCTCGTCTATATTCCTCTAGTAATTTATCTACCTGTTTCTGTAGTTTTAGAATTTCTGGATCTTGTGTTTTCATACTGTTCCAATGGCGGATAACGCCAGAGCATATAAATAAGTTAGTGATTAAAGTTAGATATAAACAAAAATTTTTCAACCAATTTCTGGAGCTGTAAGTGCAACTTGTGTTGACTCAGCTGAAGCCAAGTCAAGTGGGAAGTTGTGAGCATTACGCTCATGCATAACTTCAAATCCGAGGTTGGCTCTGTTTAGGACATCAGCCCATGTTGGAATAATCTTTCCGTTTACATCAACTACTGATTGGTTAAAGTTAAAACCATTAAGGTTGAAAGCCATAGTGCAGATTCCCATGGAGGTAAGCCATATGCCAACCACTGGGAAAGTACCAAGAAAGAAATGTAGAGCACGAGAATTATTGAAAGAAGCATATTGAAATATGAGTCGTCCGAAGTATCCGTGTGCAGCAACTATGTTATAAGTCTCGCCTTCCTGACCAAACTTATAGCCGTAGTTCTGTGATTCAGTTTCCGTGGTCTCCCGAATGATTGAGGAAGTAACAAGGCTTCCGTGCATAGCAGCAAACAAAGCACCGCCAAAAACACCCGCAACTCCGAGCATATGAAAGGGGTGCATAAGGATGTTGTGTTCCGCTTGGAAGACAAACATAAAGTTGAATGTTCCACTTATTCCTAAAGGCATACCATCAGAGAATGAACCCTGACCAAATGGATAAACTAGAAATACAGCTAAAGCTGCTGATACTGGTGCTGTGTAAGCAACAAATATCCAAGGTCTCATACCTAGTCTGTATGAAAGTTCCCATTGTCTTCCTGCATATGCAAGTACTCCTATTAAGAAGTGGAAGATAATGAGCTGATATGGTCCGCCGTTATATAACCACTCGTCCAAAGTGCCAGCTTCCCAGATCGGGTAAAAATGTAGTCCGATTGCGTTAGAGGAGGGGACGACTGCTCCAGATATAATATTGTTCCCGTAAATTAACGAGCCGGAAACTGGCTCACGTATGCCATCTATATCTACAGGTGGTGCTGCGATAAAGGCGAGTATAAAACATGTAGTTGCAGCTAGTAAGCAAGGTATCATAAGGACACCGAACCATCCCACATAGAGACGGTTCTGTGTACTTGTGACCCACTCACAAAATCTCTGCCAATTACTTGTGCTTTCTCTTGTTAGTGAGATTGCAGCCATTTAAAATACGCCGGGAATAATTTGACCGGTTGTTGCGTAAGCTCCTAGAGCTGCAACTATGCCAAGCATTGCTGCCCAGCCATTAAATCTTTCTGCTTCGGGTGTCATAGTTTTTTGTTTTGGTAATAATTGTATGGGTGGTTCGTACGCATACTCATTTTCAAGCAGCGTATCTAAGTCTTTTGTTTTCATTTTTTTGGGGGTCTACCTTTTTTAGTTCCGTAGGTTCCCTTACCTTTAGGCATAATTAAAATTGTAGATCTGATCTATTTAGTTTTTCTACGACATCAGCACGGTATGCTGGGTCATTGTCGTAACGAGGATCTGCCATAGCTTGTACAAGTTGTGCCTGACTTCTAAACACATCAGAAGAACTTGTACTTTTGCCTGTCAGCATTCGACCCTCGTATCCATTGGAGTTGTCATACTTAGCTTTTAAACCAGCTACTGCTAGTTCGATAACATTAGGATCTCCAGTGGAGACCACATTGTCAAAGCTTTTTATTTCAGATTCTGTAAGATTTTTTGCTCCCCATTCCGTAAGTTTTCTATATTCAGATTCTCCACCAACAGCTTTGTGAATACGATCTATTTCGTTTTGAGCTAGATCTACTTCTTGTTGTTGTTGTTGTTGTGGATTATTTTTATACGCTTCTAAATATGCATTTATTAATTGCTTACTATCAAGTTGAGCAAACTTTTCTATAGTCTCTGGTGATAATTGATTATCATTTTTATAGAACTCTTCTGATGCTTCGTTAATTAAAGACAAAGCTGGATTCTCATCAACAGTTTCTTCTGTTGTTTCCTCTGTTGTCTCCTCAGCTTCAGCTTTAGGTTCACCATCACCTAATTTCTTTTGTAGTTCTATATATGCTTTCTCTAAATCTTCAGCATTTTTATATTTACCAGCTAATAATTCACCTTGTTCTTTTGTTAATGCTTCACCAACTTGTAAGGAATCTTGTTCCTCAGAAGTTAGTTCATTAGTAGCTTCAGGTGTGTCATTTACTGTTAATGTTTCAGCCATCTTATTCTATTGGTTGTTCAGGTGGTTCTCCAGTCACTGCTTCAGCTACTGAAGGATTTTTTTCAGGGTCCATTAATGGAGTTCCTGCAAGCTGACCAGCTTGGTCAACTAATGATTGTTGTGTTTGTTGAGCTTGTGCTTGTTGCATCTCTTCTGCCATCTGTTGCTCAGTCTTAACTAAGTTCAGAACATCAATACCTTGAGCAGCTGCCAATCTTTTGATAGCTTCTGTTGGATTAATGTATTGCATCAATGCTTCAGGTCCTAATGTCTGTGCAATAGTTCCTATAAAAGCAGTCAAGCTTTCTCTATCCTGACCACGACCAAGAGCGTTAACTCCTGCTACTATCTGTGGTCGAACTAAATCTTTAGGTATGCTTGGTATCTCTTTATTTCTCTGTAAAACTAATAAAGTTCTATTGAGATATGGTACTAAGAACTCAACACTGAGCAATGAGAATTGCCCACCTAATTGTTGTTCTAGTTCTAACTGAGTAAGGCGTACCTCCTCAGCTGTTACTCTCTCAGCATTCCTTATGTTCATAACTAAGAAAGCTTCAAGTAATCTTTTCTCTATAGCTTGCGCCATGTTTGCAGCAGTACTGAAGTCAGCAGTTTTACCAACTTGTACTACCTGTACATCTTCTGCTCTTCCTTGTACGATTGCACCATTACCAGCTTGTGCAATGGTTGCTGGTTTAGTTGTACTAGATGGGGAGACAAGAAATATAACTTTGGCAGCAGCACTAGCTCCTTCAACAAGAGCTTGTGATAAACCTTCTAAAGATTTAAGGTCGCCAAGAAATTCTTCTACTCTTCCTCTACCATAATCTTCACCATCAACTGTATTGAATCGTAGGACTAACCACGGACTAGCATTCTTTGGTGCTGTGCTACGGCTGTTAGGAAGTATTTTATTATCTACTTCTTGATGCCAGACCCAGCGTCCACTTTTATGATCTAGTCGGACATGGGTATACACCTCTACATCGTCAGATCCTGAGCTTTTATTATCATCTACAACTGTAGATGGATCAGGTTCAGGCAACTCGATACCTAATACCTTTTTATTTATTAATTCTTTTGTAACTATTTCTAGTACATTCCCGTTACCATCTCTGTTAACAACATATCTATTAAGAGGATAGTTTTTAAGACCATCCTTACCCATAAATAAAAGTGCATTACCACCAACAATTAAATGTTTAAGTGCTTGATGCACTACAACACGATCACTAGACGCAGCAATGTAATCCATTATCATTCTTTCCATCTTGGAAAATGAAAGGTCTAGTTCACTTCTAATTTCAGGTGGTAGTTCTTCTCCTATCTTGTCATCTCTAACTTGTAATTTAAAGAATGTGGTTTGAGGAGGGAGCAAAGCAAGCATTAGCTTTGAAGCTAAACTGACTACGCACTTGGCACCCACACTCTGCCATGGAGTTATAAGTCTTTTATGATTAGGTCTTGTAGATAAATCATCATCAATTAAATAAGGTAACGTGAGTTCTGAACAATTAACAGCAGTATCTAAAAATTGTATACGATCACTGCTAAGTTTTTCATATCTTTCACGTGCTGTATTCATTGATTAGGTGTCCCGGTAGTATCAGTTCCAGTATTAACTGAAGGATCTAAACTTATACGTAAAGATCTAGTACCTTTTGCAAAGGGATTTTTATCTTTTTTACTTTTTAAACACATTAAATTTCCTCGTCCATAATGGATTTTATATATTCAATAACGCTGGCTTGACCAGCTCTGTACATTATTGTTTGTACATCTTCTTTAGGATGAATAGGTTTCCATCCAAAGTTTTCCTCAAGTCTCTTTAAAAGTTCATCTAATCTTTCGTTGTGAAGCTTAAGAGTACTGAGGGAGATTTGTGTTTGCATGTTCAAAGAAAGCTGGCATACGTGCAGCTTTGGTGGCTTGAAATTCTGGTGCTTTACCTTCATACATAAGTCGATCACTAGCATCGAGCCAAAATTTTTTGCTCATTC